TTACGCTGGGATATTTCGGCTGTTAAAGTAGCCTTTTCCGCAGTAAGAGATGCGATCTTGTCCTGCAATGCCTGATTTTGAATTGCATCAAGTTTGGCAAGGATAGCATTCGTGTTGGCAGTAGCACCGTCACGCAATGACAATGTGTTTTGGTTAGCAGTGTTGATTAATGCGTTAGTTTGGTTGCACATTGCAAGCTGACTCTCGTATCCTTGTGTGGTTACAAGCTGTTTCATATCGCAGCAACAGCTACAGATCTGAGATGTCAGAGCGTTGTTACCTTGCATAATCGCAGTCAGGATACTGTTGGTGTTCTGACCCATTTGGTTACCGAGACCGCAGATTGCCTGTGATACAGAGTTAATACCGGCAAGGATTTGGTCTGAAGAGGTGTTAACAGCTTGGGCTAATGATGCAATGTCCACACCGTTCCGGTTAAGTGTCTGCATGATCATTTCTCTTCCTTCATCGGCACCCTTATTGTTGTTGCCACCGAATCCAAAGTTTCCGTTACCGAAGATGGCTGCAATCACAATCAATGCAATGATGTCCTGAAAACCTCCATTGTTTCCGAAAAAGCCGCCGTTTCCATTTCCTCCCATCAGCCCCATCAGATAGCCTGTGTCAATTCCACGGCTCTGCAAGGACGGAAGAATGGACGCAAGCAGACCATTGTTTGCTCCGGTTCCACCGTCTTGGTTAAAAACATAAGTTCGTTCCATAAGTATTTGTATTTTGTATCCCGGTCAAAATCGACCGTTCACAAAAGTATATATATCATATCTCATGAGGAATCAGTTGTTTCCCAACAAATTCTTTATATTATCCCAATATATTCTCATCATTTTTTCACTTTTTAGACGTATATGAAAATTTGATATCATATAGTTCACTGAACGCTTAGTTTTATGAATGAGAGAAGAAATCTGAGATGGATAAAATCCTTTTTCGTATAGAATATATACAAGGATATATCTAGCGTTAACAATCTCTGTGACACGGTTGTCACTTACTATTAATTCGGTAGGTATTTCTGTTCCTTTAGAAACAAGAGCTATTATTTTGGCAAAAATTTCAGACTTACACATTGTGGTTTAAATTTTTGTTGTATTTTTGCCTTGCCAATCAAATACAATCATGACAAAAGCATACGTAGGAAATAAGTAAGGATATTACTACCCCTGACACTTACCTATGTATGCTTTTGTATGCTTTAAAGTTTGATTGGCGTTAAACTTCAAGTGTCGGGGGTTATTTTAATTCTGCCCCCTGAAAGAATTACTTTTATTTTTCTATTATATGCCACACTTCTACCTGTGGCGGATAATACTTGATGTTGCTATCTCATCTTTTTACCTCCTTTCTGTTGATTACCATATTCTATAACTTATTCCTGCGATAACCGCAGGAGAAAAGCCATCCTTACCAAATCCATAACCGGCTGTTATTCCTAGTCCCCATCTTCTGGGTTTTATCTTCACCGTGTGATGGATATCGTTTGTTACTGTCTGTGTTTTAGAGCAAACATAGATACTATCTAGGTTAGGTCTGTAACCACTCACATAAGCGATGTAATCACTATCTCTGTATATCTTCTGCTCAACAGGAAGAATAGTGTCTCCTACATGGATTGTATCACCATCATGCCAACATAGTATTGGAGAAGGAAGATAATACTTTACAGTATCTCTCTTTACAATGATACTTGTACTGAACACCGTATCCGTTCTTGCCTCTATAACTGCTTCGGGGGATGGCTTTACAAACCATCCTAAACCGAAAGCGAGTCCAATTATTAATATATAAGGAAGCCATTTCATATTATTGTATTTAAATAAGTACCAATAGCAATGCTATCGCTACCGCAATCCATATATAGATCCTTTGTTTCATCCCTCAAATTTTATATCGTTGATACGGTTCATCCAACCACGTTTGAACTTGTTGTTTGCTGGGCGTTTCCGGCATATATCCTCGATAAAATCAAACCGTGCAATCTTGATCTGGTCAAACAGTTCACGCGGATTACGGGAATTAATTGCGGCAAGTGTCTTAGGTCCGACAATGCCATCAGGAATCACGCCAACCAAATCCTGTGGTACTTTAATACCATGTACCCCAGAAGCCCATACAAAATCAACCAATATATTAGCAACTGATTGCGATTTAATCTCGTCAGCTTTCCACCTGTCCCAATACATGGTTTTCAAAATCTCCGTCCATTCCTCTTTCGTGATGTTTTTCAATCTTTCAACCGTAGGCTTGGGATAGCCTTTCTTCCGGCAATACGTTTCATAAGTTCCGATGGTTACGCCCATATTGGTAGCCCCTCCCAAATCGTCAGGGTCATTTATAAAACCGCCTTCCCACTTCAGGATAAACGGTGCAAGTTTTCTTACGTCAGCCATTTCTCTTTCCCTCCTTTTCTTTTAATTGCTCTATTAAATTATTAAACCGGCTGTTAATATAGATGCTGATGCCAAAAACACTACCGGCATACAACAGACATTGAGCAAACAACCACAATACACTGTCGTGTATCTGGCCCATAGGTTCCGAGCACACAAAGCCAGCCACAGCCAAGGACGCTCCCAGTACAAGCATCCCCACAGCGGTTGAATACTGAATGTTTTCTTTTGTCTCCTTTCTCATTATACAAAAATTATAGTTCAATCCTTTTTTAATCCTTTAATTACACGTTTTGGATTACCCGATTTTCAAGCTAACCTTTATTTTGTTATACAAAACAAAAAAGAGCCTGCTACGGAAACTAATCCGCAACAAGCTCTTGGCTTTATCAAATATGTAGTATGTCCTTTCGTCATAATTAATGTGGCGTGCATCTTCACACGCTTCCACAAAGATAAATATTGCTTCTTTCTTTCGCAAATAAGAATACAAAAAAAAGAACGACCGCCAGCAAAAAGCACAGCAGCCGTTCAATCCACGCCCTACTCTCTATCCCATTTTCCCAAGAAGACAATAGCGAAGATATCAAACAGGTTGTATCCACATGGGAAAAAGGTTAATAAAATATATGTTGTATAATCTGTTATTTTAATTTAGATTAAACAAAAATAATATTTAAATTGTTTGTTAATGAATAAATTAATTTGTTCCTTTGTAGCAGGCAATAGCCTTCATGGTGTGAAGTTACACCATACCCACTTTTAGAACGTGATCACTGTGGAGGCAATTGCTGTATTATAACGGCGGTTGCCTTTATTGTTGAACAATGAAACAATGGTTTAAGATACCTTCTTTAAAGAAGTCGAATAAGGATATGTATAGTGATGCTACTTATCATGGTAAAGATGATGGTGGTAATTTTATTTATGTTCCTAAATGGGTGGAAAATCTGTTTTCTGGTAATAGAGGAAATATAGATTTTGACATGTCGACCGTTAAAGGGAAATCAAGAGCCTTACATGAATGTTGGCCGTTTGCAATGGTTCTAGATCATTGCGGAAGAATGATGCAGAATGGGCGGTATTATGTGACGGATATTAACGGAAACGAGAAGAGGAGTTTCAAAGACATTGTGACTCTTCTGAATCGTCCGAATGTGATACAGAGTGGGCGTTCTTTCATAAAGCAGGTTGAGATATCTTTGAAGTGTTTCGGTTTTTGCCCTATTTATACATTAAGAGCTTTAAAATCCGACCTTCCTAAATCCATGATGGTAATACCTCCCGAATTATTCTACATGGAGTCTCTTGGTAAGAGCCCATTTACTCAAACAGAACTTTCTTCAATTTCTAAAAGGGTATATATACGTTGGGGAAATGAGAATATAGAACTTGGTGATGAGGAGTATTTTGTCATATACGATTCGATAATGGATATTCCAAGTAATAATGGAGGGATAATTACCTTCCACTCCCCTGTGGACGTATTATCTACTCATGCTCGAAACTATATGGCTCAACTGATAGGGAGAGGAAACCTTATTGTTAATGGAGGCCCGAAAGGGATACTATACGGAAATGATACGACTGACGTAGGGAATGCAGCTATTACTCCGTCTGAATCCAAGAAATTGCAGGATGATTTCAAAATGAAATATGGTATAGTGCATAAGTTGTATGAAATCATGGTGACTCCTAAGAAACTAGGGTGGATTACATTGGGGTCAAATACAGACCAATTGAAGCTTCATGAGGAGGATAAGGCGTGTTTGGAAGCGATAGCTCAGACGATAGGCTTTGACCCCAATCTGATTATACAAGGAAGTACTTATGATAACTCTTCTCAAGCAAAGAAAGCGGCATATCAGGACCTTATTATACCTGACAGTGAATCTATAACAGAGGCTCTGACTAATGCTATATGTAAGGACAGGGCAATAATCAAAATGGACTTCACTCATGTCCCTTGCCTTCAAAAGGATATGAAAGAATTGGCGGATGCCTTGTCTACAGCCTCTAATGCTGTAGCTTCATTGTATAACAATCGGCTGATTACTTTTGAAGAGGCAAGAACCGAAATGTCCAATTTTACAGATATTGATCCTGATAATCCTAAGGGAGAATTTAAAAGTGAAATAAATAATGATGGAGACAAGCAAATACAAAAACAGGCTGGGGAAGCAGTATAAATCCTTAGCTTTTTATGCAAAGGAGATACAATATGATTCTGGCAGCAGAACTATCAGTGGCTATGCTGCGGTTTTCAATAACATTGATAAGTCCGGTGACATGCTCCTGAAAGGTTGTTTTTCAAAAAGCATACAGGAGAGAGGCCCGGGAAGTTCTGCTAATGATAAGATTATCATGTTGTGGATGCATGACATGCATGAGCCTATAGGACGCATTACGCTTCTGCAAGAAGATGAGAAAGGGCTTTACTTTGAAGCGTCTATTGATGATGTGGAAAGAGGAAATCAAGCGTTGAAGCAGCTTGAAAGTGGCACTTTGAACCAGTTCTCTATAGGTTATAGTTATGTATGGGAAAAATGTGAATATGACAGGGAACGTGATTGCTTGGTTGTAAAGGAAGTCATTCTGTATGAGATATCCGTAGTGTCCATAGGATGTAACGGAGAAACTGAATATCTTGGTCTGAAATCGGCAGAAGAATATGAAAGTGCGTTGGAGTCACTTCCGGTTGAAATAAGTGATGTATGTAAAGGACTTCCGATAAGAAAGAGGGAGGAAATCCAAATGTTAGTAAGAAAAGCGATGTCACTCGCTCGATACAAGCCGGCAGACAAGCCACTTGATGAAGAGGGAGCCGATGAAAAAATAAAACTATTTACAAAACCTTTAAAACTTAAAGAAGCATGAAATTTGACTTTTTAAGCAAAATTGATTTGTCGGTAATGGATGAGGTTTCCGTGAAGTCATTACAGGCGTTGCAGGACGCAATAAACGCTACTGTAGGCGATTTCATGGACGATACTATCGACAAAAAAACTTTTGAGGATAAATTAAATGAGGTTTCTCAAAAGATAGATTCCGAAAAGGAATTGGAAACAGTGCGTAAGGAACTTGGTGAGATGAAAGAGATAATCGTTCGCATGAAAGGTGCAATGCATAAGAATGAAGACGGGCAAATGGTGTTCAAGTCTGTAGACCAGCAGATTGAAGAGCAACTGAAGGATTTCATCACAGTAGGCAAGCATGGAGAGAAAACTGTGGACTTGAAAACGGCTTGTAAGCAGTCCCCCGGTTTTAAGAAAAGCCTTACGCTTGTTATAAACAAGAAGGAGGTTGAGCCCTTGAAGAGTACGGGTGTGGCACCACATTATAACATGACAATTGATAGTCAGTTATCTGTTGATCCACGTTCCCAGACTGTAATCCGTAAATTTGCCAATGTGGCAGCAATATCTACACGATCATTGACTTATGCGGAGTTCAATCCAGGTGAAGAAGAAGCTGAATGGGTTCCAGAAGGCGGTCTTAAGCCTATGATGAGCGGTACATTGGCAGAAGTTACTATCAATGCTGGCAAAGTGGCTCTTGGCACAAAAGTAACTGAAGAAACATTATCTGATTTGCCTCAGTTGGTTGCGGAGGTTAGGGCTGAGATTATCAATCGTATTGGTTTGAAAGAAGAAGAAGGTATTCTGTCTGGTACTGGTTCCGGCGGTCAGATTAAAGGGATTGGGAGTGATATACCTACATTCTCTTTGACAGCTCTGAAAGTAGATAAGCCCAACACTTATGATGTTATTGTTGGTATGTATACACAGATTGTGTCAATGTCCAATATGGCTTATCGTCCAAATCTTGTGCTTATGCATCCTCTTGACTATGCGCAGATGCAGTTGACTAAGGATGTTAATGGGCAATATCTTCGTCCTTTCCGTATTGGCGATGAACTGATTCAAGGTCTGAGAGTGGAAACCAGCACAGCAATCAAGCAAGGTGATATTTGGGTTGGCGATTTTAACTATCTTAACATCCGTGATGTATGGGTTCTTACCATTACACTTGGATGGGAAAATGATGATTTCACTAAAAATATGGTGACTATCCTTGGTGAAAAACGTCTTATGGCGTATATTAAAAAGCAATATAAAACTGCATTTGTCAAGGATAAGATTGCGACCGTTATTGAAGCTATAACCCCTGCCGGTATTGGCGGATAAATTTATTAAACATTATGAAAGTAAATTTGACTAAAACTTATGAGGTTGAGTTCGCAAAGGACGGGGCCGTTTATAAAAAAGGTGATAAAGTAAGTGTTAATATGTTACTTGCAGGTAAGTTCTTCCAAGATGGACGTGTTGCCACTGTTCCTTCGGAATTGATGGAGGACGCTAAGAAAATCGGTGCTGAAGATTTGTTCAATAAAAAGAAGAACCTCAAAGATATTGTGTAATGTTGGTGGATTATACTTTTTTCCAAGGTGGTATTCTTGATATCGAAGGTGCAGTATTGAATATACATACTCCTTCTGAGACTAATAAGGCAATTGTTGACAGCCTTCAAGGCTTTGTAATGCAATATGAGCCGGAATATTTAGAGAAGCTCCTAGGGGAAAAGTTGTATAAGGAATTCTCATCCTATATTTCCAACGATGGAGAAACGAAGGAAAAAAGATGGGATGATCTTATAGCGCATCTTGTCATGAAATATAGTGATGGCGATAGGGAGATTTCCAAATCCCCCATCGCCAACTATATATACTTCCATTACTTGAGACATAATCACACTCAGGCGACTATTACAGGAGTGAAGGCTGATGGAGATGATGGTCGTCTTGTAAGTCCCGAAAGGAAAATGATGTTTGCATGGAACGACATGGTAAGAATGAATATCAGACTTGTGAGATGGCTTCAAGCCAATAATGCGGACTATCCGGATATCGCCACCGATTTCGAATTGATGGAAACAATTAATTCCTTTGGGTTATGATAATTGATATAATATCAGATGTATGTGCTTCCTTGTCAAAAAGAATGGATCAACAGATAAATTACATATATGGTGACAGTTCTTATATAAGGGAAACACTTCTTCTTCTTGGGAAAAGCAGGGTGACAGCATCGGGAAAATTCCCAATGATAGGGCTGTATGTTCCCTTAGACGAGGAAAGGGATAGTGAGAATTATTTTTGTAAGGCATCTGTAAACATAATAATCGCTACCAATACACTGGAAAAGTATACAAATGAACAACGTCGTGAGATATCTTTTGAAGGTATTCTTCGACCTTTGTATTACGGATTCATAGAAGAGTTAAAAAAAAGTGATAAATTTGATTTCGGTTACTCCGGTATTGTAAGCCATACATATTCAGAAAATTATAGTTTTGGAAGACGTGGTGCTGTTGATGTTGACGGTAAGGAAGTTGGCGAAAAGATAGATGCTATTGAAATAAAGAATTTGGATTTAACAGTTAAAAATCAGAATTGTTATGCGAACAGATATTAGAGAGTGCGGCAGCACGTCCGGATTTAATACTGGAATGAGTTACTGCCCCCTGCAACCGGACAAGGTCGCAGGTGTTATATTGGTCATTCATGGCAAAAAACTGCCCAAGGAATTGACTGCTGATGCTTTGGAGGAAGCCTGTCATGCTGATTATCCGGACAGAATTTATCCTATTACAGGATTTTCGGAATACGCGGTAAGCGGAGGTGAACCCAATACAACAGAAAATGGTTATGCCGGGTCGGAAATAACGGGCTATTCGGCAAGGACGGATACATTCACGTTGCGTAAGTTTAATCTAGCTTTACAAGCTAATCTTGTATCCAACAAGGATACATTGTTTGATATGTATGTTTTTGACAAGAATAATGTAATCTACGGAGAAGATGACGGAACAGATGAACTTGCAGGATTCGATTTGTCAGGGGTTTACCCTACAGGACAGGCTTATGATTCAAGCGGTCAGAAGGCTTATCTTGCGTTTAATGCGATGTATTCCGATACCGAGAAGATGATGAAAAACATGTCTGTAAAGCAAGCGGGTGTCAATTTGGAAAATGTTCTCAAGGGATTGAATTACGTTGAATTTGTCAAAATGGCATCTCCTGAGAATACATATAAACTCGTGGATCACTATGACCGCACAGACCTTACTGCATATTATGGCACTGTATTGTCTAATAAGGCTTCAACAGTCGTTTCTGGTGCGTCAGCACTGGAATACAGTAACGGTGTGCTTACAGCGACAGGAGGTGTACCGGTGCTTAAATCTCCTTCTATTTTACAGGCTAATGGGGTCATTGGAATTGAACAATGGGTACAATGAGAATTAATGGAGTCACATTTATAGAGTCCGAGGTGGTCAAACTTTCATTGGATGAGTTTGTCGCTCAGAATATAGATGTATTCTGGAAGGACATTTCTAGAGAAAGGCGGAAATCAAGGCTGGTTTCCGTATATAATAGGATTATCAATAACAGTAATTTAGGAGGCGGGGGAGATTGATCCCCCGTTTTTGCTATGACATTGGAGGAATACGCGAGATGTTGGAAGAAATTGGCTGATGGCATTCAGCCAATGATAAGGGATAAGATGGAAAGGGATGTTCCTCAGTTTGAGGAATATATACGAGAACAGCTATATAGTGGTGTTGATGGCGATGAAAGTCCTTTAATTCCCGGATATACAGAGGACCCGTACTTTAAAAAAGCTTATGGAGAGCATTGGAGGAAAAATGCCGAACGCTATAAGAATTGGAAGACAAAGATACAGAAACCAAAGCCTTCATATTTGGGTTTTTCTGCAAGAGGAAATAATACTCCAAACCTTATCATACGTGGAGATTTTTATAGTTCCATCACGGCAATACCAATATCAAATGGTATAAGGATTGCCAGCTATGGCGTTTCTTTTGGTTCTGATATTGAGAAGAAATATGGTTATAAAATTTTCAAGGTAAGCTCCAAAGCAAGGAGGCATTATGTTACGTATAGGCTTATGCCCTCTATTGATAAATTTATAAGGAGGTGCGAATTATGAAAAACTGCTTGTGCCAAGGGAATAAGTCAATGAGGGAGATGGAGCATATGCGTTCAATTGCAGAGAAGGCTGCTGTTATGGATGAATGTGTTTATATATTATATAAGGTTGGAGATGTGTATAAGTTCTGTCGTGAAGGTGAAAACTGGTCGGGTGAGTTTGTTGAATTCATATTTCCGTAAAATTATAGCGGACATCCGGAAGGATTACCGCTATCTATGTAAAGGACGGATCTACAAAATATCGTTTTCTCCTTTTTCAATATTGGCTCTTATTTGCCTTAGAAGCAAGAATGATCCTTCCATTTTGTAATTCCCTAAATTTTGTTTCGCCTGCATGATGCAGCTTTCGATAGTAAGGGCTAAATCGGGAGTGAACGCGGATTTATTAATTTGCATTGTTTGGGGGAGTTGGTTAGCATGATCATTAAACCATGCAATCATTTCATTCGGCACTATAAAATATTTTGTGTAAATGGAAATACGGGATTCAGAAATGAGTCTCGTATTTTTTATTTTATACATTTGCAAAATGAAGAAGCTTATGAA